GTGAAGTCCCCTATACACGAAGATTTCTCGTATAGTTCCTTTAGCGAAGGTGAAAAGATGAGAATCGACCTTGCCCTACTCTTCACTTGGCGTGAAGTAGCGCGTGTTAAAAACTCTGTAAACACCAACCTGCTGATTATGGACGAAGTGTTTGACTCTTCTCTGGACGGGTTTGGAACCGATGAGTTCCTAAAGATTATTCGATACGTCATCAAGGACGCTAATATCTTTGTGATTTCCCACAAGCAAGACATGCAGGACAAATTTGAAAGTGTCATACGCTTCGATAAGGTCAAGGGTTTTTCGCGTATGATGTAAGCATCAAAGACAGAGACACCTCATGATTCGCCACGAAATCAAGTCCCAACTCGCTAAACTCCTTGCGACCGAAGACCTGGTGGTTGAGAACAAATATGTTGAAACTGCTCAGTTCAATGTTCACACTCGTGTTCTGACTCTCCCTGTCTGGGAGCGAGCAAGTGCTCAGGTTTATGATATGTTGGTCGCTCATGAGGTGGGTCACGCTCTCTATACACCTGATAGTGATTGGTTTAAAGACAGAAAGATTTCTCCACAGTTTGTGAACATTGTTGAGGATGTTCGCATCGAAAAAATGATGAAGCGTCGTTACGCTGGTATCTCAAAGACTTTCTATCGTGGTTACAGTGAACTTGCCGATGAAGATTTCTTCTGCATTGAGAACGAAGATGTAAATAAAATGAATCTTGCTGACAAGGCAAATCTTTACTTCAAGATTGGAAAGTTTGTTGATATTGATTTCAATTCTCAAGAACGTATTCTGATTCAAAAGATTTCTGAAGCTGAGACTTTTGATGATGTTCTGGATGTTGCTGAAGAACTTTACATCTATTGTAAAAAACAGCAGGAGATGAAGACCAAGACTGATGACCTTCAAGTTCAAGGTGGTCAGAGTGAAGGTGAAGATCAACCTGAAACTGATTCTCAGAAAGAAAGCACTCCTAGTGTTCCTAACGGCACTAACGATGCACCTGGAGCTAATGATTATGATTCTGATGAGTTTGATTCTGAGGAACCTGAAGACAGTGATTCCTATGGTGGAACTGAGAATGATGATGAACTTGAAGTTTCTACTGCTCAGAGTCTTGAAGATGCTCTGAAAGACCTCGCTTCAAACGAAGGTTGGGAGAATGTGTATTTGGAACTTCCTAAACTTGACCTGAAACAGATTGTTATTCCTAATGCAGAAGTTCATTCTCGTTTCGATGAGTGGAATGACTTTATGGAGCGTCATGAATTGACTGAAGAAGAAGTCTTTGGTAATGCTGATAGGCAATTCAAAGAGTTCAAGAAATCTGCTCAGAAAGAAGTCAACTATCTGGTAAAAGAGTTTGAATGTCGTAAGGCAGCAGATTCTTATGCCCGCGCTACCTCTGCCCGTACTGGTGTTCTTGATTGCTCCAAACTTCACACCTACAAGTACAATGAGGACCTTTTCAAGAAAGTAACTACTCTTGCTGATGGTAAGAATCATGGTTTGGTATTTGTACTAGATTGGAGTGGTTCTATGGGTAATGTTCTTCAGGACACTTTGAAGCAACTCTTCAACCTGATGTGGTTCTGTAAGAAAGCATCTATTCCTTTTGAGGTCTATGCTTTCACCAATGAGTATCCAAAAGAACCCACTGAAGAGACTTTACGTCAAGACTACACAAAACATGCTTATGAAAAGCGTGAAGGTCTGATTGCTGTTGGTCCCTGGTTCAGTATGATGAATGTCTTCAGCAGCAGCGTTAAGATGAAGGAACTTGAGCAACAGATGAAGAACTTTTATCGCCTTTCATATAATATGACTGTCTGGTCAAATGCTCCGATTCCTACTGGTTTGAGTCTCTCTGGAACACCTCTGAATGAAGCATTTATCTCACTTCATCAGATTCTTCCTCAGTTCAAAAAGCAACACAAGGTTCAAAAGGTTCAGTGTGTTGTTCTGACTGATGGTGAAGCGGGTGGTATGAAGTATCACAAAGAGGTTCAGCGCCGCTGGGAAGATGGTCCTTTCCTTGGAGTTGGTTCGGTTCAAATGAATGCTTTCTTGAGGAATCGTAAGACTGGTAACACTTACTCTTTCGACTGTGAGTGGTGGCAGATGAGTGATATCTTCCTCAAGGATCTTCGTGATAGTTTCGCTGATGTAAATTTCATTGGTATCCGTGTTCTTGACGGACGAGATGCTAATAGTTTCATCCGTCGTTATTGTGGATGGAATTCTATGTTTGAAAAAATTCAGAAAGTTTGGAAGAAAGAACGTGCTTTTGCACTTCATGATGCTGGATATCATACTTACTTTGGTATGTCTTCTGCTGCACTTTCCAATGATGCTGAATTTGATGTTGATGAGGGTGCTTCTAAAGCGAAAATCAAGTCTGCGTTCGTCAAGAGTCTGAAGAACAAAAAGATGAATAAGAAAGTTCTTGGGGAGTTCATTGAACTAATCGCTTGAATAAATAAGTGTATAGAAAAACTGTCTACAATGAAACCTTCCCCAAAGAAATTAAAAGAGACAAAAGAGATCTATGAAAAGGTTGTAACACACCTCATTGAGGAAGGTTACGCCACCGACGTAGAATCTGCAGATTCCATTATCAGTGGAATGAGTGAGCAATGGTTTGAACTCATTACGGAGAACTGATTTATGGAAAGAATTACAGGAAAACAAGTAGAATCTATTATTGAAGCATATGCTTCTGTTAATGGAGAAATAGAAGAGAAGGAAGTAATTTCTGAAGAAGTTGCAGAAGAAGTTGTTAAAACTGAACTCGTTCTTGAGAATGATGAATATGAGCAGATTGATGAAAATCTTCTTCAACTCTTAACTAGAAATAGAACTATCTACAGAAGAGATCCAAAGACTGGAGAAAAAATTAAAGTAGTTCAACAAAGAGATCCTAAAAATCTTGATAAGTACGTTGATAAGGAGACCACCAATACTGGTGATTTTGGATCTAAAGGTAAACCAGAACCTAAAGTAGATCCAAAACCAGAACCTAAAGTAGATCCAAAACCTGCTGCTAATCCAAACGTAACTAAGGATGGCACTAAGTTTGAAAGACGCCTTCCTACTATGGCGGAACTGAGAGCAGCACAAGCTGCCCGTAAGTCTGCTCCTAAAGTTTTATCTCGTGCTGAGATTGAAAATAGAGCAGTCAAGGCTGGTGTTGGTGAAGGGCAGAGAAAATCCCCTACTGCTCCACCCCCTGTTTCTGCTACTAAACCTGCCGCTGCTCCAGCATCTACACCTGCTGCAAAACCTGAAATGACTGCTGCTGGTAATAGAGCAGCAGAACTTGCTGCACTCCGTGCAAAAGCAAAAGCAGATACTATGAAGAAGAAACCCGAAATGGGTGCTCGCAACAGAATGAGGATGGAAGAGGTTGATGTATTTGATACCATCAAGGAATACCTCATTGATGAAGGTGCAACCGAAGAGGAAGCACTCAAGCAAATGCTTGCTCTTACTGATGAGCAGAGAACTGAAATTCTTGAAGGTTCTTATGGTTCTAAAAAGAAAAAGTCAAAGAAAGGAGGTTATTGAAAATGTCTAAATTTGGAGATTTACTTAGAGGTGGAGCACCTGCTCCCAAGGTTGAGGCAGCACCTGCTCCTGAACCAGTAGTAGAAGAAGTTCTTATTACTCCTGAGGAAGAAGTTCTCACAGAGGCAAGTCCTTTGGAAGAGATGAACAAAAAAGAACTTGAAGAGTACGGTAGAACTTTGGGTATTGAACTCGATAGACGCCGTAGCAAAGAGACTCTGATTGAAGAACTCAGAGAAGCAGAGGGTGAGTGATCCACTTTCTTAACTGTCCACAGGGGGTCTTCGGACCCCCTTTTTTATTGTATAATTACTTCAGTTAAAACAAACAACCCAATGGGACTGTCCAAGACCAGCATCGTTGAATCACTCCAAGCAACTTATGGTGAATCTGTAACTTCTGCAGATATCCGTGCTTGGTGTGCAATGAATGACTGTAACTATCAGACTGTCTCTAACAAACTGTCTGATTACAAGGTAGGTCGTGGTAAGTGGAACCTGACTATTCAAGAAAAACTTGAGCAGAACTATCAGGCACCTGCTGCTATGCCTGCTATTGAGCAAAATCTTATTCCTCAGAAAGATGATTCCTTCGTCAAGTTTGGCAATTTTGGTGACGTTAAAAAAATTATTCAGTCCCGTGTCTTCTACCCTACGTTTATCACGGGTCTCTCGGGCAATGGTAAAACGTTTTCTATCGAACAAGCATGTGCCCAACTCGGACGGGAACTCATCCGTGTAAACATTACTATTGAAACAGATGAAGATGATCTCATTGGTGGATTCCGTCTCGTCAATGGTGAAACCGTTTGGCACAATGGTCCAGTCATCGAAGCCTTGGAGCGCGGTGCGATTCTACTGCTTGACGAGATTGACCTGGCTTCCAACAAGATTCTTTGCCTTCAATCAGTGCTCGAAGGAAAAGGTGTCTTCCTGAAGAAGATTGGTAAGTTCGTTCAACCTACCGCTGGATTCAATGTTATCGCTACTGCTAACACCAAGGGTAAGGGTTCTGACGATGGTCGTTTCATTGGAACTAATGTGTTGAATGAAGCCTTCCTAGAGCGTTTCCCTGTTACCTTTGAGCAGGAGTATCCTACCTCTGCTACTGAGACTAAAATCCTCAACAAACTCTGTGCAGACGAAAACTTCTGTAAGCGACTTGCTGACTGGGCAGACATCATCCGCAAGACCTTCTATGATGGTGGTATCGAAGAAATCATCAGCACTCGCCGCCTGGTTCACATCATCAAGGCATACAACATCTTTGGTGATAAGGCAAAAGCAATCCAAGTTTGCGTGAATCGTTTCGATGACGAAACCAAGCAGGCATTCCTGGAACTTTACGACAAAGTTGATGCAGATTTTGAGATGCCCGTTGACGGCGAGGAGGTTGCCTGATATAATGACTAATGCTTGGAGTTTCCTTTACGATGCAATGAACG